ATAGCCCAGCCCACACAAGGACCACAACAGCGTTTGCTAATACCCATATGGCTATAGACTCAATCATCTGCGTCCTCCATATCTATTTGGCCAACAGGTGACCAGCCGCATCCTTCGCGCTTATGCTTGGCCAATGAGAGCGCCTCACCATCTGTATCCACTTCATAATCAATCCACCATTGGCATGTCTCTGTGCCGCAACGGAATGACTCTGAACAGAATGTTTTGTCTTTGTAGACCATAATTTATCCCCCAACCCGAACCTCTAACTCAGTCTCAATCCATACCTTTGCGCCACATGATAATGGCTTTTCTGGACTGTACACAACACGAGCAACAACCTGTCCATCTTTTAAAATATCAACCTCATTACACTTTCTATTCTGCTTGTAGTCTTTAACTGTGATCACAGGTAAATCAGCGCCCTTACTGTTTTCTCTAATGTTGTGTTGATTTACGTGTATTTTGGTTTTCATAAATCACTCTCCCCTACTTTTTCTGTAAACTCCTCTTCGTGTATTAGCTTCCATGACATGTGATGACGATATTTCGGCTCAAGATGAGCCTCAACCCAATCCATAAACGTATCAAAACAAATCGGCATGTGATCAGTGTCCAGCGCCAACGAAATCTCAAAATTTCCAGCTCCATGATCGTCTCGAAATGTGTATTTTTTAATCATCCCTCACTCTCCCTAATTATTCCGCTTGTCGGCAACATAGTCACCACATGAAACGCTGTACTTGCCACATACCAGCGGAAACACTTCACTCAAATCCAATCCCTTAGTCCTACTACTGAACAGCATACTAAGTAAATTATGCTCCGATGCGTATGCGTAACACACAGCCCATTCAGGCGTAACCTCTAAACTAAAATCAAACTCTTGATCGTAGTCGCTACTTGCTAAGTTATATACGTAAATCATCCCTCACTCTCCCTTTCTGAAAATCTCGGAATACAACCCATGAAATTTCGGAATCTAATTCCAGTTTTGCATGAATTTTTACTAAAATTCCAATCAGACGCACCCTCACGACAAATCAGACGCGCTTTTCCGAGCTTTTATCGATTGCTACACAGTTATACATCATAAATGTAGCTTTCTGCGCCAATGTATACATAAATGTATCTTTTTTGCGTCAATATCTACATAAATGTTTACATTCCTAGCAGTGCGTTCCCGACCACTATAACGAGCGCCGTCATAAGCAACCACGCCATCAGCTCGATCCACTCCTCGTCAGTCTTCAATGTAATCCTCCCACATATCTTGTTTAACTGGATCAATGTAATCCAGCTCAAAGTAGCTGACTCGTGGAACCAGTTCAGCCGGCGCCACAGCCTCCTCGACCCATGTTGCATACTGAGCATGTTCGTTGTCTGTATATACGCCGAGTATATACTCAGATGCACCAGTGTTCTTATCAACCATCTCCACCACGTACATAACGACCTCCTCGGTCATCTGTCGTCAGCAAAAACATCTATACTGTACTTTTCAAGTAATCGGTCGAAGCGGGCAACCGTTGTTGTGGACTTGCCCAGCTCTGCCGCTATCGTCTTATACGGGTATCCTTTCTTGCGTAACGCTTGGATCTTCCGCGCCTGAGACTTGGTACAAGTGTACACCAAAACACCGACATTATCACTTACTTGACGCTGGCTCTCTGAAAGCCATTCCGAATCAGCCATATCGTATTCCTGTGTACGTTAAACTTCTCTGCCTGCTTTCGGTCCGGCAGACCCCTTGGGTTCGATCTTATTTCTCTGACTTGATCGTCTGTGAGTTTGATTCTTGGCACTTTGGTTTCCTCCCCTCGTAATCTGGCCAGTATCCCTTGCACACCATATCGGTGTAGACACGCTCCTGAGCTTGAGCCTCCTGCATGTCTCCCGTTCCCGCTAAGCCGAGCACTGTCAGAAAACCGACAGCGCCCAGAATGATTTGATAACGCTTCATTACCCCTCCTGTAAGGGCCGCTTATGCGGCCTCTGTTGGTCTCATCTCGTCAACGTCAAACCCAATCGCCTCAAGCGCATCGAGCACCTCTTTTGGCAGGTAGCCGCCAATCCCATCGTAGTCAACGAGTTCGCTACCTTTGAACCACAAGCCGCCGCCATACTCATCGCCGTGCTCGTTATGTTCAAACCAGCCGCGCTGGGTTCCGTCTTGCTCTGGCGCGTGTAAGCAAATCTCAAAGTTTTCTGTGTGTAATGACATTTCCATTCCCTCCGGTAAGGGCCGCTTACGCGGCACTATTTTCCTCAGCGTATGAATCGCAGTGAGCTATCCACTCGTCTGTTCCCAATGGAATGTCCGTCTCACCACAGAATAAAGCGCCATTCTCTTGAAATTCTTTTAACGCAATTTCTTCAATCTCTTTACTGAAGCCAAGAATTTCACAAGCTGACTTAACACTACAGCCATGTGCCATCATCGCGTTTAAAATTTCTAAGTATTGTGAATCGTTCATTTTACTTCCCTCTCAGTTAGTGGGTCTCCCTGACCCGATGAGAGAATTGTATGATACCTTTTACTGTGCTGTCTACACTTCTATGCACATTTTTATATGTTTTTGTGTAATTCTTTTTCTCTCTCCTTCAGCTCTTTAATCAGATCCTCGATCTCGGTCCGGTAATACTTCTTTGTCTGGCGCTTGGTTTCGCTTAACCAGTCAACAAATTCCTGCCCGTAGGTCTCTCGCATGTACCGTGCGTAATCATCGTGGATCTTATGAGCGAACCGATTACAGCCCTTGCACTGGGGGTGGATGTTCTCTTCTAATAGTTTGTGCGCCGTGTAGGTCCGAGAGATGTAATGACCACCGTCCATATTCTTCCAGTGGTCGATCTTACCGCAGGTAACGCACTTGCAGTACCCGTTCTCATCTGCGGCCTTCATGCGAACTATCCGTTGCAGAATAGTCGCGGCGTCCTCAACAAGGCCGGCTATCGTCTTCTGTTTTGTCATTTTGAGTAAATAACCTCTCTCTCCCTATGGCCGGCGCGAAGTGTAAACAGCTAGTGCATACCCATCCCTTCAACCTAAAATCATCCTGCGCCTTAAATACTTCTTCCATCTGCACATCGCAGTCATCGCACATCATTATCGCTATCATCTCGGCCTCACTGTCGTTCTGTGGATTTCTCCGTCCGTTTTATGGTACGTAATAATCTTAGCCCCGCGCATCGACACCCACCCTCCACGCGCCGCATAGGAATCCCTAGCTGACAAGGTTGGATGCTGTTCCGCTATGGCGCCCGCGTCCTCAACCACCCTTTCATGGTGGTAATGACCTGTATGAATGTAGGTCTGGCTTGCCTGCCCCCACATCGACCTGAATCTCGGCTCGCTGGCAAACAGTTTATGCAACTGCTGAAGCTTCACTTTATGCCCGTGGTGAAATCCAAGCATGATCTCGCCGTGCAGGTAAGCGTAGTAAGGGAACTCGTTATCAATGACCTCTAGGCGCTTCTCGTTTGCATATTCACGCTTAATAGCCTTTCTTAGCCAAACCGAGCCGGCCATGTCGTGGTTCCCTTCTGCCTGAATAACGACCACCTTACCGAAGTGCTTGAGCATTAGATCGACTGCGTGAGTCATTACCTCAAGGGTCAACTCAACCAGCTTAGCGTAGCGGGTATCGGCATCAAGAATATGCCCAGAACTTGGCGTGATCTGTAAGAGTGAATCGAAATGCAAAAAGTCACCTAACTGGCACAGTATCCCAACATCGGATCTGGGGCTTGCGTCAATCATGTCATTGATCGCATTCAAGAAAGTACTCTTGGCTATGCTTATGTCCCAACTGTCGCCTGCCTCGGCTTCCCAAGCGTACATCCCCAAATGAAAGTCAGTAATGACCATGAGACTGCACAGGTCTTCATCTGTGGTCTCTGGCTTAGGTATTGGCTCGAATGGTTTAATGCTCTCAGAGGCGTTCTCAATGGCCTCTAGGACTATTTGTAATTGTCTTTCTTTGTCAGCGTCAGACTTGACCCACTGGATGACCGGCGCCCCGTCTTTATAAAGTGTAGATGTACCCTTGACCTTATAGCCATCAGGCACAGTGTGAATCATATCGTGCTCAGGCGAAAAGCCTTTGCTTGCGGCTAAAATTCTAACTCTTTTGCAAATTTGCTGTACGTTCCGCCCAGCGATTCCAATTTGATCTGCAATTTGTCTAACAGAGAGACCATGCAAACGCATCTCGATTACCTGCCTTTGCCGTTCTGTCTCGCAAAACGCCAACAACCCACCCCAGTCATTCATATTGTCACCTTAGGTCTGATACGAACTTGCGGCCCTTTCATTGGCCTGCTCTGTTCGCCATGCCTCGAACGATAGCTTTGCCGCATCATACACCACTTTAGCCTTAATTGCCTCCATACGGGCGTCTATGGCGTCCTCGCGCAGTTTTCTGTACTCGTAGTCGGCCTCGGCTCGCATCTCTGCCTCAGCGACACCACAACCGGCGTCTTTGTGTTGTAGTGCTATCTTGGCCTTAACTGATTTAATTGCGGCCTCTAGCAAGTTTGCCGCGTGCTCCTTGTCCGCCCAATCTGACCCGACTGTCACCAGCCTTTCGTAAACGCTTTTTGGATTCATACGCTATCTCCACATGTTTTTTCACCAGCTCCCTCAAGTGCTCTGGCACGTCTGAAAGCATCTCTCGCCGCCTGTCCAGCGATTGCTGGGATACTATCTCCAGAGCATAAGTCCTCGGCCACTTCACTTATCCACCTCTGTCTTAGCCATGTATGTCCTGCACGTTGGTAAGTTTCGCTACGCTTTCCAAGAGCACTGCTCTTAATTAAGCCCCTACGGTGCATCTCCCTCAGGACGTCCAGAAGCCGGCTAGAGTGCTTGGTCGTAGCAACCAACTCAAGCATCTCAGCCGCAGACCATGTAGCACCAGATCTGTATAAACTGGTGCTCATTACCTCTTTTATTTGGTCGTCAGTTGAATACCTAGCCATCGTATGCCTGCCCGTACTTAGACTCAAAATAACCCCTCATATGAGCCTTTTCTGGGCCAGAAAGCCAGCTTATGTCAGACAGGTCGTCCAAATTCGATCTATCGCGTAGCGATTTCTTTTTAGGACTTTGTATCGGAGAAGAGCCGCCTTGATCTTGCGCACGTGATAACCACGAGTTAATGAACCTCTTGATACCAGCCTTGGTCTTACGCCGTGAAGGGTTAGCGTCGAGCCAACTCTCCATCTTCGCAAGTTCCGCGAATACATCCACTTTTGGATAGGTTTTTTGCCATTGAATGATGTCTGCATCATCTGCCTCCCATGTATCACCGTTATTCAAAATCATCTTGCGCCTCCAAAAGCTCATCGTGCAAAAACCCAAGACAGAGCAGGTTAAAGTTACAGTATTTGCAATCTATCAGATCAATCATAAGACCGAGATCTGGATCAATCTCGCTGAGCTGAACGAGAGCAACTCCCATATCCCCGTCAGTGTACAAAGCCTTGCCTTTTTGATCATCAAGCCTGTAATCGTCTGTGTCCGATCTTGCCCACTCATCAAACTCATTAATGTCCTTAAACCCAAACTTGCCGGCAATCTTCATTATTTCTTCTGCTGTCATTTCACACCTCTCCAAATGCTTTACGATAAAGGTAAAGCTCTATGTTTTCCTCAAGGTCGTGCATAGACCTGAGATCCCTGTAAAACATCTTTGCTGAATCGGCACCCTCCACTATGCCGGTGTCGTCTCCCTTTTTTACAATATGCGCCTTAGACCAAAAATCAGGCTTAGACACGTATCCCATAAACTGCACCAAGTCATCTACTACGCTCGCAAACACATAGTACATAACATTGGACTTTCGTTGATAGACGTTTACATGGCACTCATATTCAGGCTTACATGAAACCGTTCTTTTCTTCGCCTTCACATCAAACGTCAGGACATCAATCTCAAAGTCGTATTCGTAGTTTTTGTGGCCAACGTACTCGATCTCAGGGAAACGCTCAACCAGCAAACGCTTGAACGCAATCTCGGCCATCAATCCAACCTTTTGGCCTTCACCCTTTTCGACCAGAGTATGCCGGTTAAACTTATCTCCGGTCATCATTTGGTCAACGATCTGCATATCGGACTCTGTTACCGTGTACTCAATCATTAGTGAATAATCTCGGTTTCCCGAGCCTCTTTTGCGATGTCGTCAGCCAGATCTAAGATAATGTCCTCGAACACGTCTTTTGGGTAGTTACCAATGATCCCCAATCTGTCTTCGTTGACCACCATCACAAATACTATCGACTCGCTGTTCATCAGCTCGTCAAGCGTTTTCAGTAGTTCTTGTTTATTCATTGATTTACTCACTTTTAAACTCCCACACTTTCCCTTTTGATGTCCTAACGGACACCACTGAGTTAATTAATACTGACGAGCTTTGATTAACGTATCGAATCTTGACATCTATCCGCTTGACCTGCTCTCGGCCTGCGGGGCGCATCATGGAGAGGGTCAACTCCGTCTCTGGGGTTCTTCGGTTCCCCAGCCTAACGCCCGTTAATCTCTGCGATTTTGATGTTGTGCTTACAACTGGTGGGAGGCAAACTACGTACATCATTGTTAATCGCACACCAATGATACCCCCGCACTCCCTCCAGTGCAACCAGCCCCTGCCTCCCTCAGGGGCTTTTTTTAATAACTAAGAAAGTCCTTTATGTCCACGCCTAGCGCAGTGCAGACCTTGAACACAGTAGACAGCTTCATATCCTTTGCCGTTCGATAATCCTGAACACGACTCCGGCCAACTCCCATTCTTTCAGCCAGCTCTGTATTAGATACGTTCTGAGCGGCCTGAGCGATCCGTATGGACCGCCCTACATCAAAGGTACTAGAACGGGATGTCATCACTGAAATCCTCCTCAGGCTCAAACTGCTTCTGTGCCTGCTGTACAGCTTTCTGTGCAACCTGCTGTTTAGGCTTAACGGACAGGCTAAAGAACTTCTTGCCCTGCTTTGATTGTTTTATCCAGCCGGACAGGTAGTGATCAACCCCATCCACGTCTATCGAACCCGTGAAGTCTGGATGCTTCTCGGTTTCCTTCTTATCGTTGCGAAATAAAATGCCTCTGTTTGTGTTATCGTATTCCATGTTTACTTACTCCATTTTCTGCTTTCGATTTCAATTTGTTCGACCGATCTAATTACGATGTCGGCCAGTTTTTTGATATATGCCTCGTCCCGATAGACGCGCACAATCAAATCTTGCATGCTCGGATGGTAAGACATGAAGTCCCACCACTCGCGCCCAGTGATCCACATACAGCCTTGGATCTGTGGTATGTACTTGCTCGGAACCTCATTGGCTCGAAGGTAGGCAACATGGTTGTGCGGTAATGGACACTTGATCTCCAAGCCTCCGTCTTCGCCGACCAATCCGTCAGGGCTGGCGCCGCACTCGAATTCATCGTGCAGGCACAATCCAACCTCGACCACCTCAACGTCATTGGCAAACTCATAGGCCGCCTTTGCGTGAGGCTCTAACTCGTTTCCGCGCTCCATTGCCTCGCTCTTGAAGAACTCCGGAATCTCACCGGTAATTCTCTGAGCAACCAGCTCGTTAATGTATCCCTCTGCGCTTGCACTTGGCTTGCCGGTCGGAGTTATTAGCCGCCCAAAGTTGGACGCCGTAGGGCGCCCTAGACGGCTCTGTAGCCACTCCTGCGAGCCTTGCTCATGATTACTTATTCTCATTGCTAAGCTTCCTCTTGAGCGCGTTCATGGCCTTGTCAAACTGACTTGCGAGCATCTGCTCAACACCCTGAATGTTGAACGCCTTGCAGAACTTATCTACGTCAGAATCGGTCTTGTCCAACAGGTCGTATATGACAGCCAATTGCGATTCATCAATGACCGGATCTTTGTGATCGTTAGTCGCGTCCGCATCCTTGGTGTCGTCAATACAAAACAACCCGTTCAGGCAATACTTGCGAGCATACGAACTAGCCGCGCCCGTGATCTGAGATTCGTCCATGCCTTTTTTGACCTCAGCCTCACGAGCCAGAGCCTTGACCTCAACAACATCAGATCCGTCAGTCAGACGCGCCGTAGCCTCTACGTAGACGCGCCCACCGATCTCCCTAATGTCATCGCTAATGGTCAGCACACAATCGCCCAGAAGCGGTTTTACGGCCTCCAGAATGTCTTCGCACGAGCGATACTTGTATCCGCCGAACTTGTTTACCTGACCTTTCGGTGCCTTGAGTCTCTGCTGAATACCAGCAAGCTTGGTTACTAAATTAGTCATTGTGACCCTCCTTGATTTGGAATGCTTCTTCAAGAAGCACTCGGTTTACAGCGCGGAACAGCGCCTCTTTGTTCTCATCAATACACGCCTCGAATATGTCGCTCATACGCGATTCCATTAGCTTGACAGCCTCCTTGCTATCCTTGGCCGGCAGGTACTCGCCGATCATCAGCTCCCAAAGGTAGTTTGGATTCTCGCGTGCGTTATCGACCAGTATCGTGTTCGCACAATCCCAGCAGTATTTGTCGTTATCAACGACTGCTGTACCACATCCATTACACTTCATAACTTGCTCCCTGCATTGCGATCTCAGCGTAGCCATCCGCAAACCCACGTAGATACGCATCGCTCTCCTCTCTTGGTTGTGAAAAAAACTCTGCATCGGTGTAGCCTACAAAGTAGACCCACTCCTGAACTTCTTGATTGGTTAAATCGTCCATGTCTCCCTCCAGAGCCGATTACTCGGCCCCCATGCTTGCTCTACTAATTACTTCGTCCCAAAACTCAGACGCAGGGCCGCAGTACCAGCTAACAACAAAAGACTCTGCCTCGCTTGATGTCCAAAGCTTTCCATCCGGAGCATCAACACAAATGTGCTTGTCAGTTGCAGTTATATAGCTGACATCCCAGTCAACCTCTCCGCCGTGTTGCTTGATTACTTTTAGTGCTTGTTGACGTGTAGACATATCTCCCTCCAGAGAATGGCCGCTTATGCGGCCTCGTACAGTTCTGCCAAAGACTGATTAAGCTCCGCAATCTTTTGATTACAAAGATCAACCATCTTGCTATCTGGCGCGCCACCCCATGCAGTCAGGTAATAATCTAAATGCAAATACCACCCGTCAATTTCGTTAGCAATTTTTTCTGCCGCATACTGTTGATTAGTCATTTTGATTCCCTCTCAGTTAATGGCGCTCCCTGCGCCGACAAGAGAAGTATCTCAAAATACAGGACGTGTGTCTACCTTTCTATGAACTTTTTTAGTGTTTTTTGTAAATTATTTTTATTGACCCGTGCGGATCATTTCGGAGAG